CCTCGTCCATCGTGTAGCCACGGAAGACGTTCTCCGCACGCTCATAGATACGGGTTATCTGAAAACTCCCGTCCCTCATCCATACGCCGCCATTCAGCACGCGCAGGATGTCCTCTTTTGCGGCCTCTGTGTCGCGCCAGTCGCGTCCATTATCGTACAGGCGCATATCTGCCCACACGATAAGAGAAAAGGGCGTAGAGAGCGTTGTAGAGAGTCCTGCCGCCCAATCCACGGTCTGAGGGTCTTCGATGACGAAGAAGGCGTAGCAACCGAGGTTCTGGTCAGGGGTGAGGATGAGGTATTCGCCGTCGCCCTTGTACCAGTTAGGGGTATAATATCGTTTATTGTTGATGACCTTCAACAGCCGCTCGGAACGTCCGAAGATGTGGCCGAGCCACGGCAGCTTCTCTGCCAACGCATCCTCGATATATCCTATCGGCTTGTCAAAGAGCTTCGCGTTGTCACGCTTATTCAACCTTTCCATAGAATATCCTTTACTTTTGTCATTAAATCAGTCATACCTCCACGCTCATCCATCAGCTCTGCCCATTTGTCGCTGTTCAGGCCAAAGCTGCCCATGCCGTACTTCGCCATGATGCCCTGTGCGTAAATCGTCGTCGGGACTATCGCCACGGTGTCGGGGTTGAGCTGCACGTCAAGTTCCGAATGAAACACGCCCGTGATATATAGGTTTGGCGCATCCGCATTCCTTGATACCGTGAACGGGTAGGAAAGCGTTCCCTTCCATGCCGCGTACCTACCTGCGCTCTCCTTTGAATGGAAGTACCCCATCGGCTTCAAGTCCTCGGAATAGTATGGCCGCAAGTCCTCACCGTTGCTGTCCTTGCCTTCAAGGAGCTGTATCTGTTGAAGCTCCATGATGTCGTCGCGGTGACTCTCCATCACCTCACGCTGCACGTCGTTACGCTCCAACGCATCGTTGAGTGCCTTCGCATTAGCCAGCAGCTGGTCGATTACGCTCATACCGTCCTATATCTTGCGCCGACTGGTCGGCAGGTGAGACATATGCGGTCAATCCCTCGCGTGTCAAGGTCAAGAGCCTCATACGCCTTGCGTAGGTCGTGGCCGAGACCCGTTGCGCGTCCTTCCGTGTTGCCGTCCACCTCATAGAGGAGGTCATTCTTGCTCGCGTTCGACTGGTTGCGGTTTACCCTTACATGCGGATTGAGTGCCAGCGTCCTCAATACCGTCGCCGCCATTTGACGCTGAATGACCGTTGCGAACATCTGCCGCTGCTCAATAATAAAGTCGGTCAAATCGCAACCCACCGACACCTCGACATTCAGACCGTAGTTCATGGTATTCGTGTAGATATTGTCCTCGATGTCCCACATTTCGGGATATTCCGCGAACGTCTCCAACGATGGGACTTTGAACGGGCTGATGTTGATGTACTTTGTCAGCTCTCTCCACGCTTCAAGGTTGCCACGGTTGCACGTTCCGCACGGCTCTCTCGACCAATCACGGGCGACATTGATAGCCTCCATGCCAACGGGAAGGTCTGCCTGATTGTAGCAGAGATACCACGCGCCTCCGCTGTCATTCGCCTCGCTGATATATGGCATATACCAGTCTTCAAGCGTGAACCATTGGAAGCCTCCGTTGGTCTTCGTGTACTCCACGTCGGCCACCTTGATGGGGTCTACCTGTGACGAATGGAACAAATACAACCGTACCTTGCCTGTCGCGCCCGTCATCTGCAAGCCGACGCGCTCAATCTTCGCCGTGACACCCATCGAATACGCGGGCGTTATCTCAAAGCCGACGATACGCTGACCACTCGGAAGGGTGGCATTCAGCCGCCCAGCACCATCGAAGAATGTACGCCGCTCCAACAGGTTCTTGCTCTCTTTGAGTAGGCTCTTTGTCTGCAAGAATGTCTGCACGACCTGCGCGATGACACGCTCTTCCAGCTTCACCAAGAAGTCGCTCATCATATTGTACGGCAACCAGTAGTCGGCACCGTAGTCATCGTTGTAGTCGTTGTTGAAGTCCCTTGCTGGCGGCTCTTTGTTCACGCTCTCACGCCCTGCGATGTACACCTGTCCTTTGTGCTGCACCTTGTCGCCAGCCTTGTATCTGAGAAGGCTGTTCCAACGAGGGTAGTTACCCACGAACACGTCAGGCATCACCGCGCGGACATTATCGAGCGTGCATAACGGGTGTGCGCCCTGAAAGACAAGGCCGCTCTCCGTGACGGTCAGAGCCTCGTCAATCATGTTCTCAGGCGTGAAGTCCTGCTCCCAGCCCACGACAGGCCGCAACGCTTCTTGTATCTCTTTTATCCGTATCATGGTTAGTTATTAGAAAAGGGGAACGGGGTTCTATCGCCCGTCCCCCCTGACAACTAAAACACAAAAACTCAACTAAGCGAAGTCGCTTGCATTCGTAACGTACACGGGCATTGCCACAGGCGTATTGGCTGCTGGTGCGGCGATGCTGGCCTTTATAATCGGGTTGGCAACCGTTGTCGGGTCGCTGTTATAGGCCACGATGAAGGCCACGTCCACGCTGAAACCAAAGTACTCCTTGACGTTGCACACCATATCTTCACTGGCTGCGCCAGCGATGGCAGACTGGTCGCCCACGGCGGTGTAGTAGTGACTACCCACAGGCAGGTCGATGTACGGGAGACGCACCACATCCCACTCATGGAAGTTGGCAGAAGCTCTGCGCAATGCCTCGCGGTCTACACGGGTAAGAACGCCGACGTTACCATCAGCCACGGCGAAGAATGTACCAATCTTGCTGGCTGCGTTGGTGACGTTGTTCGTGTAGTGGATGACCTTGTTGTCATACTCCATGCGCTTGTTCACGTCGTTGTAGATTCCATGCTGTGCGAGCTTGCGGATAAGGCTGTCCACGCCAGCGTTGCCGATGACATGAACGAGCTGCGGATAGCAGTTGGCTCTCATGATGGGGTTCACGTCGCCGAGGATTTCCGTTGCCATCTGCGTAGGAACTTCGATGACGTTCGATGTGACGGTGTACTGCAACTGGTCTTTGTAGACCTGTGTCTTCTGAGCCTCCAGCGCGGCCACTGCAGCGGTGTCGAGGGCGTTGGCCAAAGCACGGCACACCTTCTCCATCTTGCGGTTGAAGTCATGCTGGTAGGTAATCTCGTTGTTCATGTACAAGGTCGGCACCATTGTGAAACCTACTGAATAGGTCGTCCACACAACGGTGTAGAGTGCCGAGGTGTTCTCGTCATCTGCGATGGTGCATGAACGGACGTTGCTCACCGTCACGTCTGCGTCGTAGTCAATGACAGGAACCTGCACGGTGTTACCGATGCTGGCAAAGGCACGGTCGCGCAGATTCGGTGAAATGATGCTGTTCGGCGCGTCGGTCTGCTCGATGAAGAAATCCAAGGCACCGTACTCGCACGGACGCGTCATGTTGCGGTCGAGTTCGGGGTTCTCAATGCGCCAGTTCTGAAGTCTGGTTGCTACTAAACTCATGATAATTGATTTTAAAAGTAAAACAATTTAGGCTAACCCTTTGCCCGTTCTAATAATAATCACTTGATAGGTAATGCCGAGATGTTGTTATCCTTCCACGCTGCATCCATTGCCGCCTGAAAGTCCTTTGAGCCGTTCACCATCCCCTTCGTCATCAGCTGACGTGCGATGATGTCCTGCGCCTCCGTCTGCGTCCTTGCGGTCGATACATCCACGGGAACGCTGTCACCTGTCTTCGTCGGCGGTGTCGTGCCACTCCCAGCGGCCTTGCGGCCTTCGTCGAGAATGCCCATCGCTTTCAGCTCTCGCGTCAGCAGGTCGCCAGCGGTGATTGGTTCAAGCTGCTTCTCCTGATTACGGATGATTGCGCCGTCCTTATCTTTGAACACAAGCCGCTTGCCGCCGTTGCCGTCTTCGATGTATTCGGGCGACATACCCTTGATTTTATCAACCGTCTGACGCATGATTGCCTCTGTCACCTGTTGCGGAAGGTCGCCTTTGACCTTCACACCGCCACGTGCCACCGCCAGCTCGTTGTCGATACGGATGCCAAGCAACTCTGCCTCATGCTCCGCTTTCGACTTGTCAAACGATGCTTTCAACTCGGTGTAGCTCTGCGTCACGCTGGCGAGGTCTTTCTTTGCCTGTGCCAGTTGCTTCGTCACCTGCTCGTCTGCACCACCCTCGGCGAGGGCTTTCTGCAACTTGTCGCGTTCCTTCGTCAGGTCGGCAACCTTCGCGTTCAAGCCGTCCACGCTGTTAGCCTTTGCAGCGAGTTCTTTGGCGGCTCTCTCCAAATAGAGGTAGGTCTTCTCGTCGCCGTTACGGGCGATGCCAGTCTCGCGTGCGATGGTTGCGTCTAACTGGTTGTAGACCTCACGGAAGCGATTACCGATAACCACTTCCTCGTCATTCTTCGACATTGCCACGATGGCTGTCTTCTGCTCGTCGGTGAGGGTGTTCAGCACCGCGTCACCACTCAACATCTCGTTCGTAATCATATCTACCCTTTGATTGATTTCTTCGTTGTGGTCTTTATCAGTCCCTCCGCTTTCAGTTCTGCGATGATTGCAGCCTTCATGGCCTCACGCTCTGCCGCCTTGCGCTGTTCCTCGGCCTTCTTGGCCTGTTCTGCGCGTTCTGCCGCACTCTTGGCGGCTTTCTCGGCTTGTCGCTTGTTCCACTCGGTCGGGTCGTGCAAGATGGTAAGATCGTAGCCCTGCTGACGCAAGACACGGCCTACCGTGTTCCACGTCTTCGGGTCGAACTTCTGAATGCGCGGCTTGCTCAGTCGCTTGCCTGTCTTCGGGTCGAACTGCTTGACCTCTAAGACGACATGATAGTCTCCTTGTTCCTTGTCAGGCACGATGTAGTTATCTGCCGTGACTTCGGTGATGGGAACGTCCTTTATTCCCTCGTTAAACTTCACTTTCATTGCTTGTTGTTGTTTTAGGTTTTTCCTCGCCAGCATAGGCAAGGAGCTGCTCGCGGATTGTCTCAATCTTACGCTCGAAGTCAGTATCCGCACCAAACTCCAACACGTTCAGGTTCTCACGCTCAAAGCGTCGCACATAGTCGGCGAAGTTCATCTTCAACAATAATTCCTCGCGTGTTATCAAACCCTTGTCATACATTGCGGCCACCTCGTCGCGTGACAAATGGATGTACGGTTCTAACTCGGTCAGGATGACCATACGCTGCTGCATGATGGGGTCGTTGCGGAACTCCGAGGCGATGATTTTCTGATGCAACGCGTCAAGCTCGCTCTCGCTGCTGCCAGTCTCCTTCGCCTTCGCATACCTCTCGCGCAACTCGTCCACGCTGAACAGGTAGAACTCCGTTCCGTAGCTTATCTGAGCCGACACAAACAGGCTACCATACCGCAGTCGGCAGATGGTCGAGTCCACCCACGTCTGCGCGGCCTCAAAGCCTTTCTTCACGCGTCCGAGGACGTTGGACTGACTCTCAAAATTCGCCTTTATCTGCTGCTCGTTCAACGCGTCGCGTGTCGTGATTTCCTCGTTTGTCCCGACAATCCCCGTTATGATGTTCGTGCGCAGACGGTCTTCTTCCTCGACGTTATAGTCAAGGCTGGAGCGGTCTACGGTGAGCATCTGAACGGGGTTGCGGAGGTCGGGCTGGCCTTCGATAGGCACAGGCACTTCGATGAAGCTGCCAGCACCCACAATCCTCTTATCTCCGCATTTCGGACACGGGCAAAGGCCGTTGTTGTCGTACAACCAATGGCCGTGACGGTCTTTCAGAAAACCGCCGTCGCAATAGTCGCCCGTCTCGTCGTTGTGGAAATCGCAGTTCTGCTCATACCCTGAATAGATGGGATAGCTCCCGTACATATCAAGGTAGCGTTTACTGATGGTATAGAACAAGAACCAGTCGAGGTTATCCAGCTGCTTCGTCACGGGAGATTTCTTGATGTCGGGCTGCTGCAACGACATTGGCTCATCCCAAAGGAAACGGGCAGGGCAATAGCCGAGGTCGTGAGTGTTATCCACTAACAACTCGCCTACGCTGTCGCCGTCCTTGCGGAAGACGCGGTATCGTTCATCATCAATCACGGCCACCCTGTCACCATCCTGTCGGAAGATGATGTAGCGCATCACTGGCGACTTATACTCGGTCTCGAAGGCTATCACGTCGCCGATGTTGAGGAAGTAGAAGTAAGGCCGTGGATAGCGGTCGCCTCTTTCCTGCTCGGCTGGCATATCCACCACCATGACGCTGTTGATAGCCGTCTGAAAGTGTTCCCACGCGTCCGTAGACCACACGTCAGGCTCGCCGATGACCTCATGGCGATACCACTCCCAATCGTCACGCTGCTCGGTCGTCGTGAACTGATATGAGAACACGGGGTCGCGCCCGTCGAAGATACGCGACAGCTTGTCGAAGCACACCGATGTCACCTCGTTTGTCTTCACGGGGAAGCGGAACAGCGACTTGAACACCTTGAACTTGTCGTGTGGTATGAGGTTTGAGACGAATGCAAGGAAATCGTCGAGAGCCTGCGAGACACCCGTCTGCCCACGCATCCATACGCCGCCGTTATCCTTCCTCCGCTGCGTCAGCGATGCCAGCGCAGGGGTGGATGGAACAGGCTGCACATGGAAGCGCAGACGGTTCTCATGCAAGATGGCGAGGCTGATGTCCTTACGCCTTCTCTGCTCGCGTATCTCCCTTCTTATGTCTTCTAACGATAGACCCATCCTTCAACTCATATTCACTGTCATTCGGGAACTCCCAACAACAATCCTTCATGCCCATGATGTTCTCCGCGTGTTCGACACTGAACTCACGGCTGACATGGGTGTCCGTGCTGACCAATGTCACCGTCATGCGCTTCTCCATCTCTTACAGGTCTAACGGGTTAAACGCTGGCTTAACGATGTCGAGGTCATCCGAGTAGTTGGGTGGGAACGACCAATTCAGCGCGTTGCTGTCGGGTGCTTCCAGCCCTCCGTGAGCCTTGTCGCCGATGAAGAGGGACGCAATGGGGATGGGGTAGCACACCGTGCCTTCCACAACACACTCAATGTTGCCGTTGTCGTCGAACAGGAACACGCCGAGGTTTCCAGCCTGTGCCTCGCATTGAAGCTCCTTCATTACCTTGATGACATCCTGCGGAATACCGCGCATCACCGACGTGAACGTGGACGGGTTGCGCCCGATGATAATCTCAACACCTCCGAGGGTCTCGTTGCCACCGCCGAATGTGATTGCGTCGCCAGCCTCACTTGTCGGTGCTTGGATGTAGGGTGAAATCACCACCTTCGTTGCATCCGTAGCAGACTTCGCGGAACTCCATGTGCTTTTGGCCGCGATGTCAGTCAGCGTGAACGAGTTCCTTGTGCCGTCCGCATCCTTCAGACGCTGGAAGGCAACCTTCTGAATCTGCCCGAAACTCTCAGCGCACGTCACGACAGGAATCGCCGTCAGTGAAGCGTTGGCAGGGCAAGTACAATTCAACATGATTTCTCGCTTTTTTAGGTTAATACTACATATAAAAGCCTAACCCTCTGGCTTAATCTCGGCTACAAAGATAAAGAATATTCTTTATATTGGTTTTATAATTGAGTATTTTTAACACAAAATACCGCCCACCCTTCGCGGATGAGCGGTGTGAAAACAAAAACCTTGAAAAAATCTAACCGAAAACATTTTTAAAAACCGCCTATCCTCACGGACGGACGGGGTATCGTACAATCAAACTGTTTAACTTAATATCAATTATGGTAATTAGCTGAAAAAAGAGTCATCCAAGAAACGGCGGTCTTCGCAGACGGCCGTGTGCAAGAAAAATCGTTTTAGAACAAATCTAACAAATCTAACGAATCTAACTAATCATCTATCAAACTAAAACTAAACATAATAAAAAAACTCGGTGCAAAGATACGGAAAAATCTTTATGCTTGCTTTATTTTTGACACGATTTAACGGTTTTCTCTTTGTCGGTCGTGGAATTATGAGTACCTTTGTCGGCAGATATATACACAATAATTGTTTCTTTCGCATAATACACACACACCGCGAGGTGACATCTTTTAAAATGCAATTTTTGTTTCATATTCATGTACTTTATTAAGATTTTGATTATTACCATTTTTTTGGCCGTGAGGCCGCTGTCATATTTGCATAATTTAAGGGAATTATCACTACCGCCAAGCGTGGCGGTTT